CGGAAGACGTCACTGGCCACATTGTAAATGTCGGTGGCGTAAAACTGCCCGTTTACAAACTTATCAAGAAGTTTCGCCTTCCTCTTCATGGACCAATTGCCGCCAGTGGTCAGAAAGGTAATCTTCGGGAAGTTCTGAGTAATCTCACTCGTGACAGTCTCACACATCGAATTTACGACGTTGAGAGTCACATCCTCCACACGAGAGCTTGACCGCTGGGCATAGTTGGCAGAAGAAAGGCCACTAACATTTACATTGGAGAAAAGGCGCATCCAGCTAAGGTTATCCTCAGCACGATAGCTCTGATCCTCCTCAAGCGAGTGAACCACGGAAAACACTTCCTCGTGAACATCGCCCTCTTTTTGCCACCAGAATTCTTTAGCTAAATACATTAGTTCTTATCCTTATCCATGCAGTAGTTCGATGTCTCATCTGAGCGCGTGGTGGTCACTGACTCGGTGCCACAATACACTAGCGCAGGAGGGCCCGGCTGAAACGCTATATCAACCACCCCGTCAGCCATGATGAAGTGCTTAACCCCGTTCTTTCTCAGGAACCTAATCATATCAACCATTTCATCATCTAGTGCTGTATGCTCTCCCACCATGACCTCCCCTTACCTTCTTCTAGTTGTGCAACTTTTCTCTGCTCTATTCTCTCGGCTTCCAGATTATAATACTCATCAGAACCAAATACGGGCTCAATCTCCCGCGCAACACTCGCGTAATGCCTGGACTCACGCCAAGCATACAGGGCGGCATCTGCAAGGTGGTTCTCAAACCGAGCGTCTTCTTTTCGCCGGTCCTCATCCCACTGCAACAACCGCCACTCGCCCAAAACGCCACAGCCCTCAAGGACCCTTATCCTGCCAGCAGCCAAGTCAGAGTTCATCAGCTCTATATAACTCAGCTTGTTCCGCTTCTCCGCAGCCCTGATGGAAAGGCCATGGCGAAACCGGAACTCTTCCACGATGCTTTTACCGAGCCCCCCCGTATCAGCAACCATTGTTCGGAAATTATACTCTTGGTTATACTGCTTTATCTTTTCAGCAATATCCGAGGGCAGCATTTTACTGCTTTTAAAGTCCTCAACAATGTAGAAGTCCGGCAAGTCTTCGCAAAAAGCCCCTATAACGAAGGCTGTGGCGTCTTCGTAACCTAAATCCACCCCAAGAATGAACTGCCAATCATGTTCATCCCAGGGCAGGGTGTTCGCAATATTCTTCTCCTCCGAATACTTGTAAATAATCGAGTCATTGCTGCGTATCCAGCGGCCCCGCCACTCACGCTGATAAATAGGATTGTCATCCTGCCACCCCTTCTGCTTCATTCGCTTGTCTAGCCAGTCCTGGGCGTGGGGGATGTGCGGGTTCTCTAATATGGTCCAATGGTGGTTGGTGTAACCAAAGTCGGCCTCCGTCGTTGCCCGGTAAAACAGGCCAGAGCAAGCAGCCGAGGGCGTTCCAATCATGGCCAAGGTGCCATTATGGTCGATCAACGCTGGCTCAAGTACCTCTTCCACAAGGGCATCCATATGCGGGCCAAAGCTCGCCGCCTCGTCAAGAATAACAAGACGGTAAGTCGAACCCCGCAGCTTGTCGATGTCAGCTTCATCATTTGCCCCCGTTAGGATTATCTGAGAACCATTCTTGAAAGTCGCCACAAGCTCCGAATTATTAAAGCGAATTCCTAGCGAATACTTCCGATTGGCTCGCTTCATCTCCTGCCACATTAACCGCTTCGCACTGCGGCGAGAGAGGCCAATATAGGCGCAGAGGCAGTCAGGGTGCCGTGTCGCTATCTCAATGAGGTAGTAACAACAGGCATACGTCTTCCCTGACCGGCGAGAACACAATGCCGTCTTAAAATGCGAAGGGTCTTCGATAAACTCAATCTGATACTCAAATAAGTCCTCTTTCCAGCGAAACGTTCGCTCAGGCAAAGACTCGGCATCAGATTTGGGTAAATCACCAAACCGCTTAACATATTCGCGCATCAAGGCGCGGGCATCGTAATCCTCCTGACTCATGCTGTCGCGCTAACCCTCGCCTTCCTCGGTCGGCCCCGCTTCTTCGGAACAGTCACGGGCTCAGCCTGTGGGTCCAGAATATACCAGGACACAGAGGACATGGGGATAATAAAAACCCCCTTCTCCCGATGAGTCACCTCAACCGCATCACCAACCAAGCGCATAGAGAACGCCTCGTGGCTGGGAAGGTCTGTCCGAATAAAATTGGTGTTCAGCAACGGCCTTGCGTTAACCGTCAGTTGAATTGCCAGAACGCGCATCATAAATCTCCTTCATGTGTGTCAAAGCACCCTCCTGCTGAAGATGCGGAACATATAAGAACTCATACCGCCCCTTTAAGTCTTTGCAAATATACCCCTTGTGGGAAAGGGCCACCGGCTCACCCGGGCGGTACTCAAAAGCATCAACCAAAGAACGAGCCAAACCGAAGCGGCGGAACGGGGCCTTAACGTAGCAGTAGTGAATAACCAGAAACTTCGGTATCCGCTGGGCACAAAGCCAACCAAGAACCTGGTCGGGGTTGTCCTCCATACAGGCCACCAAGGTAATACCGTCCTCCAAAAGGCGGCGGGCAACCTCTCGGTGCATCTTATACACCGTAATCTTGGGCTGGTCCTTATTCTGGGCCGCATAACTCTTCAGCCAACTGGAATAAATAAAGCTAATATCCCCCTCGTCTGCCTTGCGAATCCGAACAGGCAACCGCTTCGCGTCCTTCGCGGGATTGTACGCAGGTACACCCTCCGTTGCCCCGTCCTGGAAACGACCCTGCAAATGAGACTCAGACTCGGCGTGTAAACGCTTCATTTACCCTCCTCGTGCATCTTCTTGTATGCCCGGCTAACCAACTCCTTCAACTTGTCATCAGGAATCGAATCAACCTCGCTCTGCTCACGAATCCCCATCTCCAACTGAGCTATCTGGCAAATAGAGCGCGTTAACACCCCAAAATGACGGGATTGCAGGTTATCTAGCCCCGAAGAAGCAGAACAACGCGCCAACTGGCGCATTTCGCTGTCAATAACGGCATAAACATTGGCGAAAATTCCATGGAGAGAAGGGAGATAGGTCACGTCTATCTGGGATGCAGCGCTGCGATTCACCTCAACCAGCGAACCCTCGGCCTCAATCACGGCGTCGGCCTCATCCAAAGCCTCGCGACGCACCAACTTAGATGGCCTCGTGGTCGAAGCCTCCTCGTGCAGCGCCGCCGCCCTGTCCAACCGAACATCAAACCGTATCTTCTTGGCCATCAGGCCCCCATGATGCACAAGCATCTCTGAATGTCTCTTAGTTGCATTTTACGCGATAAACCGAGCGAAAACAAAATTTCCGCCAAATGGCCCGCCCCTTTCCGCGAATTACTTTGGCGGCGCTAATTTGTGCGATATTATCAGGACGAGTAGGCCACTTGTCAGGGTGAAACGCCTACTCGCAAACACAAAACGACAAACGGGGGCGAGCCATGAAAAAGCTCTTCTTTATACCGGATGCCCACATCCCGTATAACGACAAAGCCGCATGGAAAGTTGTTATCAAATCCATAAAGCAGTTTCAACCAGACATACTAATCATACTCGGCGACTTCGCAGACTGCTTCTCAGTCTCAAGCCACGACAAATCACCAGCAAGAAAAACACTCCTGCACAAAGAAATAGACTCCGTAAGAGAACACCTCGAACAACTAGAAGAACTCAACGTCAAACGAAAAATATACGTCGCAGGGAACCACGAACAACGACTAGAACGATACATCACACAAAAAGCACCAGAACTCTTCGGCCTGGTGGACATCCCAGAGCTCCTGAAGCTCAAAGAAAATAAATGGGAATACATCCCCTACAAAAGCCATGTCTGCATCGGAATGCTCGCCATTAGCCACGACTACGGCTCAGCAGGACAAACAGCACACAGAACAGCAAACCAAAGACTAGGAGTACCCGTGGTTATCGGACACACACACAGAGCAGCGTCAATCACACGGAAAACGTTTCACGGGAAACATATGCAGTCCGCCATGTTCGGATGGCTGGGCGACCCAAAAGCAGTAGACTACCTCCACCAAGCTCAAGCACGAACCAACTGGCCAACCGGGTTCGGCATCGGATACCTACTCAAATCAAAAGAAGTCATACTCCACCAAATCCCCATCATCAGGAATACCGCCATCGTAGAAGGAGAAATCATCAAATGAAAATCCCAAACGAAATAAAAATGGGCGGACACACAATCACCGTCACCATCAGAAGACTAGAAGATAACCATGGATACTTTGACGCTGAAAAACTACAAATCCATATAGACTCAGCATCACCAGAATCCATTCAGAACGAAACATTCATACACGAAGTAATAGAAGCGGCCTGCTTCTTCGCCGAAATTGCACTACCGCACCCAAATATACAATCACTAGGGCTACTTATGGCCCAAGCTATATGCGACAACCAAACAAAGGAGACAACATGAAACTACTAATGGCCGATGGATTCCAAGAGGCGTACCTCGGAACAGCAGATATACAACAAACCAAAACCACTGTGGCCGTCTACGATGCCGACAAGTGCATACAAATCCTACAAGATAGAGACAACATGAACCTGGAGGAAGCTATCACCTTCTTCGACTTCAATATCAAAGACGCATACATGGGAGAACAAACCCCCATATTCGTTGAAAAAGATATTCTCTACCTGCAAAAACCGTATGGGGAGGTCCTTGATGCGGTGCGTTGCTTGGAAAATGAGGGGAATGGTGTTGGTGGGCATTAAGGTTATACTGAGGAAGTGATCCCGGGGGTGGGGGTCGTCTTCCTGGGCTCGTGCTGGTGGCCTGGGTGTGGCCTGACCGCTTGGTCGCGGCTGGGTGTGGCCAGTAGGAGCCCGCCTAAGCCCGCTTGCGCCCCGTCCGCGCCAATTTCTTAACCCCTTGTACACCGACCGTTGCCAGCGTGTCAACACCTATCGTGCTTTTATTCCCCATGGGCCAGCCCCCCCACACAACCAAGGGGGCCAGCCGGGGCCAGACCTACCGCCGCCGCCGCCGGGGCTCCGGAGCCTCGACATAGAGGTCAGTCTGGCGGTCATAGTGTTTCCCCTCCCTGCTATCGTAATACAGGACCTTGCCGCACTTGTACTGAAATGGCCCCTCCATCCCGGGAATGGGCGGGAACTCCACAGGGTCAAACCTTGCCACTGGCAGGGCCCCTAAACTCTCCATTGCTAACATGTTAAACTCGCTCAAACTGGACATACTCACTCTCCCTTGTGTTTGGTTGCACCACGAAAGCCCGGGGATTGCCCGGGCGAGTGGTGGCCAATAGGGGCCCGTGTATGTCTCTGGCTGGCTAGTATAGGTGCCCGGTTTCGTTGCCGGATGCCCCATCCCCCCACGCCTTTAAGTCATCGCGCGATAGTGGGGCCCCGTTCTCGCGGAACACCTCCGGGCACTCCGGGCACTCCGTATAAGCGTATTCCCCCACCTGTAGTTCTAACACCTCCCCACAGGTGCAAGTCACTGAATGATTAGGGTCAACACCATCCCGGAACCACGCGAACTCCCGGCCGCTTGCCTTCTTTGGCCGCCCTTCTTTGGTCGACAATGCCCACCCATGGGGGTTAACAGCATACCGCAGGGGACAGCTACGCTCTACCAACCACATACCGGGCTCGGCACGATAGGGACCAGAGGGAAAGCGACTCCACACCATAACGAATTCATCCCCTTGGTCAGGAGCTGTTAGGTCTGCGTGTTCTCTGGGGCTCATGTTTTGACTTGGCATCTCTCATCCTTGTGTGTGTGGGCCATAACTGGCCGATGGATAGACCTTATGCCCTTGTTTCCCCAGTGTCAACACAATCGACACATTAATCTGAATAAAAGACAACCCCCACCACGGGAGCCAGCAGGGGCGCGAGAATGGCCTGAGCGGGCCAGAGGGGGAATGGATAGCAATGCAGGGGGAATCAGGGGGAGAGGAAGGGGGGATGGGCCAGCGGCCTAAGATGGGTGTCTATATGTCAGCCGCCGACCCATCCCCTAAACGTTGCCCCCATTATACCCCTCAACCCCCAAAACAATCAATCCCCCAGCCCCCCCCAAAAAAGTGATCCTTTTCCCCCAAAAGTGAGCCTTTTCAAATCCCGCAACCCCACGGAATCATTAAGCAAGTGATCCTTTTGCTCCAAATGAGCCTTTTTCAGACAAACTTATTCTCCCACTCCCATGGATGTTTTTCAGGAAACTTTCAAAAACACTATCAAAAGGATCACAAAGGATCATTCCCCTGTAATTACAGGCACTTACCTTTTTAAAAAGGATCATTTTTCACACAAAAGGCTCACTAATCGCCCCACCACCCAACATGGTTGTTGACACCCGGGAAACAACCCGGTAGAGTGACTTCAACGCCAAAGGGCAGCACACACACACAAGGGAACACACAATGCTTTTCCAGAAATCAATCGAGTTATGGGGCCGCGAAGAAGATCTGCGCTCCGGAGTCTTAAAACTCCAAAAGGGTCAGCACGTCACATGTGGCGGTGACAAGGGTCGTTTCGTATCTGTTAGCGCCGTTAGTATTTGGATTGCTCACAGTGAAGACGACTTTAAAGCAATCGTCCGCCGTGCCCGGGAGCTTGCCCCGCTCAAAATGACTCCCACCGCCCTAGGCCACTTTGGGGCCCGTCGATGCTGGCCCGATCCTATAGAAAAGGCTGAATTCAAAGCCCGCGCCAAAACCAGCGCCTTGGATGAGCTGTTAGAAATTTCCGCAATGCTGAGCCGATAAGCCGTTTAAGCAGCACCCGTGGGTTTACCGCCCCCGGGGGTTGATTAACCGGCCAATTGGCCAGAGAGAGAGAGAGAAATGGAAGTAGAAGGAAACCATACCTATTTTAAGGGCAACGCCGGAAATTTTACAGGCGTGTCTGAAACCGTTTGGAGTGAAGGGCTCCCCGATCTCGTGATGTGGGAGATTGAAATGGTGGAGGGGCCCCATAAGGGGGAAAAGAAGCTTGTCCGACTTGAGGGGCCCGGGAGCTGTTATGCGATTCATGAGGGGCCCGCTCGCCGTCCTCGTGTGTGGAGTCGCTTTCGCGAGAATAAGCACCGCAAGGCGGGCAATTGGGTTATGGAACACGGCTTGACCTTGTGCGCAATTCAGGAGCCCGAGGGGGCAATTGCTCGGGAGCTGCCCCGGCTCACTGGCGTACCCCGTCCCCTGTTTTCGGGCGCTGATGGCCGTGAATACGCTTATTTTGACCACGGAACCAACCCTAACGCACGTTGACCGGCCTAATAATTTCCCGGGTTGCCCCGGGCGATTGTTAAACCGGCCAGTAGGCCAGAGAGAGAAACAAATGCCGATAACAGTATCCTTCACATATTCAGAGACAACGCCAGAGAGCGCGGAACACGGTGACTATTCAGACACCGGTTTTTATATCCCCGGGTTGGGTAAATTTTCCACCCGGGACCCTGGGATCATGGCCGATATTAAAGCCAACCCCGGCGATTATGAGATCACGGGATCGCTTGAGGATATGCTTTATGATGCCCGCAATTTGGGCATTTACGAGCCGTCCTGCTCTACTGTGGGCCCGGGTTGCTGGTTTAGCTCCCACCCTGAGACTGAGGACTATTCCACCGGCGCTGATGTTTCTTACTCCCTGCATATTGAGGGAAAGCACCGGAACAACGCGGCCACGATTCAACACATCCACAGCCTTTTGCAGGGGTAAACAATGCAGACAATCAAGATCACAGAACGTCAAATCGACATACTAGAACACCGGCTGAGCCGTCCCAGCCAGATCGCGGCCGATATTGCTGCAATGCGGGAAAAGATGGGGGCCCGTTATCCTTATCCCCGCCCGGGGCAGATCTCCCCCGCCGCTGTAGAGATGAGCGCGGATCGCCTGATGCGCGGGGCCCGTGGGCGAGGTATCAAGCTATTTTGCCGCCCGGGGAATCTCCCTTGTGAATGGTGCTTGGATGATATTTTGGTTTTATGGGACACCGTTGACGGCTTTGAAGTCGGACCCCGGGAGGACTGGCCCGGGTTAAGTGACCAAGGTTACACCGGGATCAAGCGCGCCTATCGTAATTTGTGCAACAAACTGGAAGCGGCGGGAATCGCCAAAATTGAAAGGAACTAAAGTGGCAAACCTTAAAACCACCATAACAATAGACCACCCCGGGGACTGGAACCGCCATTATGACACCGAGCGCGGCCAGTTTACCTACAGGGTAACAGCGGCCACCACCACGCCCGATGGGGATGAATTGAGCCGGGAGCAAGACACCGTGGTTGATACCTCGGACAATTATCAGGAGGTTCGCTGTTTGATTGATGATCTGTTGACCCGTTGACCGGCTTAACAAGTTCCCGGGCTTCCCCGGGCGCTGATTATGCCGGCCAGTAGGCCACAACTTAACCGGGCACCTAGCCCACACACACAGGAAAAAAAATGCAAGATAAGAGTGTTTTAATCGTCGCCTCTCCCATCGGCGCTTTCGAGTTAACCTATAGCCACACGATTGCAGAAAAATCATATGTTGCTGGTGAAGCATGGGGATCTGACGAAAAACGCCTAACGGGCAAGGGGATCCCGGTTCTTTCCGTTGACATAAAAGAAACGGTGACGATTAACCGGGTTGATTATGACCAAATCTATTTAAATTTAGTCGCATCCGGATCGCCCGGGGATTACACGTTATCTATCCCCGCCGCTCGCCTGTATAATGACGATTTGACAACCTATCCCCGAATTAAGCGCAGTGACACCGACACCTGCTACGAAAGCAAGGTCAGCGACTCAGCTGAGGCGAAAATCCAAGCGGCGATCGGCGCTATGCTTACCGCAATAAACGACGTGCCTGATACATATCTTTCCGACTTAATCAGCGCCGGGCTGAAAAAGGAGTGCGACGAAATCAAGTCCAAGGCGGCCAAAGTGGAAGAGCTGTTTTTATCCCTTGCCCAAATCGCTGAGCAGGTGCCCCAAAACTATCGTTCCCCGGATGATATGAACGATGGCCGTGCTGATTTTATCGTAACCCACAAGGACGTTCTGCGGGACATGACTGAGCGGGATGTTACTTACAAAGCGGTTAGAGCGGCGCGGAAACTGCCCGATGCTCCCCCCGCATTAATGGCCACCTTACACGATCTTGAAGGCCTGAACTAAGTTACCGGCTTAACAGGTTGCCCGGGGGCATTGCTCCCGGTTAACCGATTAACCCGGGCACCTAGCCCAAAAGGAGAGAGAAAATGGCAATTGTAAACGGGGAATTTATCCCTGAATTATTCACAAGTGAAGAGATCTTAGCGATCTGTGAAGAGGACATATCGGGGCTTGAGCGCATCACTGAGCATTGCCGGTTTAACTACCAGTTGACCGAGGGCGAGCAGGGCTGGCTCGACTGGATTTATCGGCGCTATGCCGTGGGAGTCTGCATTCTGGACAACTTGCGCCAGAACGAAGAAACCCCGGGGATCGTGTTGATTGATACGCACGAAATCGGTGTTTGTCTCGCCGCTGATGGCCTTGATCGGGCCCCGTGTTTAGACGAAGACACCGCGCTTGCCAAACTGATTTGGTTCATTGGTCCGGAGGAGGGCGACGATGATGATGACGATGACGATGACGAATAAAGGCCCCGATTTGATGACTCTTGACGGGATATTGCTAACGCATGAACCGGCCAGCGATGAATATTTTGACGGTGACGAAATTTTCGACGCCGAAATGGAGCGGCACTTATTCAGGGAGCGCCCGGGGCTCGGTTGGGTGTGCGAGGCTTGCGGGCCATCGCATACATTAGACCCTGAAAACCCACAGCCAGAGATTAAGCCCGCTGATTTATTTTAACCCCGGGCCACGGCCCACACGCACACAAGAGAGGGAAGGTTATGAGCCAAAAAGAGATCAGATTACCCACGGATGAGAGGCTTTCTAGTTCTGTCAGGGAATCACTTATGAAATATGCGGGGGAGAGGGACGGGGGGGCCTTTGACTGGACAGGGCTTAAAACAGTGGACGATATATTTACAGAAGCTGCTCGTGCAACTGATCGCTTGAGAAGGACTCATAACGTAGACGCCGGAAGGGAGATCCGTGATGGGTACGGCTATATAAATTTTAGGCGCGGGAGCTATAAAGGAAAAACGATTGGGGAATATCAATTCACGTCGCGTCTGGATTTCTGTAATGACGAATACCCCGGCCATCGCAGCAATTGGACCCCGCAAGGGCTGAAAGTTTTATGGCACGTCGAAAACTCCTACCTCGCCGGGAAGGGGTTCCCCAAATCCGCCGCCCCCGATGCCGCCGCCCCGGGCAACTCTGGGCGGGGTACGCATCTCCGCCTTGTTAAAGAGCAAACGATAAAAAAACCTAGAACGACGTTTCCCACGTTTAGAGCCAAGGGTTCGAGAGATGACAACTAAGATCTGACGTAACCGGTTTAACCAGTTCCCCATCTGGCGGCCTAAAGTTTTTAAACATGAAACGGCCCACCCTTTAGATCTCAGGCTGACGAGGTTTGGGTGATTCGCGATTCAAAGAAACTTAGCGGCGTTTAGATGGGGCACTGATTAACCCGGGCACCTCGCCCACACACAAAGGAGAGATAAGATGACAAATGAACCCCGCACGGGTGACTATTTTTTTCCGCGCAGCCATTCCGCGCCCTTTGAATTTTTGGTTTGCGTTCATGGAATAGACAAAAATGGGCCTAATGTTAGCCAGACACGCTGGGCCGCGCCCGCCCCGCTCGATGATCAAGTTGAGGGTTGGATGGCACGGGGGAGCGGTTGGCTATTCAAAGCGGTTGACCATATCTGGTTTGGCCTTCCGGGCCCCGATGGTAAGCACAAAATCTTAGATATTGAGGGAAAAGAGATTGAGGGCGTTATTCTGCCGGATGGGTATACCCCGATGCTGACAGAACACGTTATGCAGACTGTTATGCTGTTGGAATCCCTCCCCCCTTCAAAGCGTTGGAATCCCCTTCACCACTATCTAGGAAAAGACCGCGCCGCCTGGGATCCCAGCCTTTACGAGTGGTACCAGTAACACACAGGGAGGGGTAAAATGCAGGATTCCGACGATAACGAGCCGCGCCCAAATGTTGCCGGGCGGGCCATGGGGCTGATGATGATCGCGCTTTCGTGCGCTTGCAGCTTGATGTTCATGAGATTTATTTTTAGATTATTGTGCCGATAAAGTTGACTCTACGTCAACTACGCAATAGAAATGATTAAGCGCTCATAACGAGCAAAACACAGGAGAGAAAAATGGCAGGTGTAACGCTAGGTGAAATGATGGATGAGTCGGTTGAAGATTACATGGCTTCCGAGGTTAAGCAGGATGTTTATCAGCCGGGCGACGGCACCCGCTATCGTTTCATTGTGACAAAGGTTCCACACGAGTACCCGGGACAGGAGGGGAGCCCGCACCAAAGCCTCGTGACCATTAGCACCGGGGCCGGGGGGCGATCAGTATTTCTTGGGCTTGATGGAACGTATCTCCACCCATCCTACCCCCGGGAAAAAATGGGGGAGGGGAGTGATGACCTTTCCCTGATATTCGCGCATTGGGTCAACATGAA